CGTTGAGCGCGCCGCTGTCGGACAACAGGTCCGCAGCTTCGTGGCGCCCGCGTCTGTGGCGTCGGATATCACCCCGGCGGTTACTGCACCGGATGACGGCGATCAGGTTATCGGCAACGAGCCGATCACCATCAGCAAGTCGCGCGGGGTTCCGTTCCGCTGGAATGGCGAAGAGCAGAAGGGCGTTAATCACGGCCCCGGCTACTCGGCTATCCGGCTGAACCAGATCACGCAGGCTATGCGGACTCTGACCAACGAGATCGAGGCTGATGCCGCGGCAACGTTTATCCGCGCTTCGCGGGCATTCGGTACCGCCGGCGTGACGCCGTTCGCTTCCGACCTGTCCGACACCGCACAGATCCGCAAGATCCTGGCCGATAACGGCGCACCGGTTGAGGGCGGCTGGAGTGTGGTATTCGACACCACCGCAGGCGCTAAAATGCGGACCCTGACGCAGCTCACCAGGGCGAACGAAGGGGGCGAGACCTCGCTGCTGCGTCAAGGTGAACTGGTCAACGTCCACGGCGCCTCCCTGCGTGAATCTGCGCAGGTCAAAGCGCACACCAAGGGCACCGGCACGTCGTACACTACCGACACCGCAGGCTATGCGGTCGGCGCCACCGTGATCACCCTGATCACCGGCACCGGCGACGTGGAGGTAGGCGACGCGGTGACCTTCGCGGGCGACGCCAATAAGTATGTTGTCTCTCTTGGTACTGTTGGTGCCGGGCCTATCACGCTGGCGGCTCCAGGCTTGCGCGAGCCTATCGCCGCATCTGCGGTAGCCATGACGATCGGCGCGGACTACACCGCCAACCTTGCGTTCACTCCTGACGCGCTGGTTATCGCGACCCGAGTACCTGAGCGCCCCGAGGAAGGCGACCAGGCCGACGACGTGATGATGATCACTGATCCGCGCTCTGGGCTGACCTTTGAGATTGCGCTGTATAAGCAGTATCGCCAGGTGCGGTATGAGATCTCCGCCGCATGGGGCCAGGCACTCGTGAAGCCTGAGCACAGCGCTATCATGCTGGGCTAACCAGACCGGCCGCCCAGAGCATCGGGCGGCTTTTTACCTTCTACGGGAGCGCGCAACATGTCACACGGAAGATGCCCGACGTTACGGGTTAGCGATGGCGGCGGCAGTTTCGTCGTTATCAACGAATCAGATTTTAATGCGGACGAGCACGAACTGTTCGACGCTGCGGCCCCTGCATTGCGCAAAGGCACGACCGATTGGTACAAGGCCGAACTCACGGCGCACAGCGTCGAGTTTGACGATGACGCCAAGAAAGCCGGCCTCAAAAGCCTGTACGACGTAATGACAGCGAACGACGGCTAATGGCCCGCACCGAGATACCGCCACCGCCGAAGAAAACCCCGCCGTTTTGGCGGACGGTGGTCGATGGTATCTGGCTTGATATCCTCGACGACTGGGCAGCAGCGTTTGAGACGTCCGACCGGGGCACGACTGGACTGGGCGTATTCGTGCAGGACCAGACTACGCCGGTGCTGACGACCCCGTTACTCCAGACGCGGGCGGCCGTCACATTGGCGGCTGACGCAGTGCGTGACAGCCGAACCATTGAACTGACGGCAGCGCACGGCACGTTATTCGGTGAAGTGATGGAATTAGCCGAGACGGGTACGGCTAAGTTTATGCAGTCCGTGGTAATCGACCCGGCGGGGTTGGCGGTGGAGGGCGCTCCGGTTGTCGGGGACACCATAACGCTCGACCAGCCTGTGAACCGGGCGTACACCGTAGCCGGCTCTGCCGTTTTCCGGTCGACTAAAAATCTACTAGTTAACGGGTCAGTCACGCCGCAGGTATTCTCGGTGTTGCCCTTGCCGTCTCAATCCGGCGATATGGTCCGTATCATATTGGAGATGCGGGGGGCTGTGGGGGGCGACATGGACTTCACGTCATTCGGATCAGAGGCCGCACTGACAAATGGGGTGGTGTTCAGGATTAAGGAATCAGACGGCAACTTTAGGAACCTATTCAATTTCAAGAGTAATTCAGACTTCATTGAGCAAGGATTTGACCACGAGTTTTTGCTGCCGAGGGTGCCGGGCAACACTATTGCCGGTTTTACGTCCCGCGTGACCTGGGGCGGGCAATCGAAGCACGGCGTTGTGATAAGATTAGACGGGAGTCGGGGCGAGGAACTCCAGATCATCATTCAAGACGACCTAACGGGCGGCAACACGCGTTTCCATATAACGGCCCAAGGCCACGAATTGCAGGGGTAGAACATGGCAGCAATCACAGGCACAAGCATTCGGGGCGTTGGCGCCCAGGCGGCAACGGCAACGACGCTCGGAGCGTCCGACACCCTGACGTACAATGCCGGCAAGTCGCCTATTCTGATTCTTAACAACATAACGGGCGGCGCGCTGACCCCGAACATCGACGGCGACGGCGGCACCACACTGGAGTCGGACGAGCTGGGCAGCGTTGACGTTAGCGGCGGCCTGACCCTGGCGTCAATCGGCGCAGGCAACACGGTAGCGCTGCGGCTGAACACGATTAGCGCGTACCTGCAAGGCGTCGTGACGGTTACCGGCGGTACGGGCATCGAAGCGACCCTCTTGGAGTTCTGAGCATGGCCACCATCGTAGTCGAGGACGGCACAGGGCTGGCGAACAGCAACAGCTACGCCAGCGAGGCGCAGCTGACCACGTACGCAGCTGACCGGAACGTGACCGTGACCGGCACGGCGGCGGTGCTGCTGATCACTGCGATGGACTATGTCGAGCAGCAGCTGTTCAAGGGCACCAAAAACACGAAGGAACAGGCGCTACAGTGGCCCCGGTTCAGCGTGTGGGTTGACAGTTACAGCATCGACAGCGACGAGATCCCGTTTCTTCTGCTTGAAGCACAGATGGAAGCTGCCCTGGCCGTCGACATCGGGAACAACCCGAGCGGCACAGTTGACCGGGCCACCAAGCGCGAGAAACTGGACACGCTCGAAGTCGAATATATGGACGGCGCACGAGATCAGGAGTTCAACCGGGCACTTGAAACCAAGCTGCGCAAACTGATACGAGTCGGGACCGGCGGCATATCCGCCGTGGCGATCAGGGCATAACCGTGAATATCTACGACACGCTGCGCAAGGTCGGCCCCAAGCTGATCGACCGCTTCAAGAATGACAACACCATTGCCCATCAGCAGAAAACCAACACGCCGGATGGCGCAGGCGGTAACGCTGTTGTGTGGAACACCGTAGCGACGTTTAACGGTGCCGTTATCCCGATGAGCGGAAACGAGGTGCAGCAACTGGCCAGGCTCAACGTGAAAGTCGACACGGCGTTCTACTTCAAGAACGCGGACGGCTCGACGGTGAACGTTGACGATCGGTTCCTGTTCAGTGGGCGGCTGTTTACTGTCCGGTGGAATAAAAACCCCGCAGAGGGCGACGCCGTTCGCCGCGTGCTATGCGAGGAGGGCGCCGAATGACGTCTGTCAAGCTATCAGTCGTAGGGCTGAACGAGCTGGTCGAAGTGATGGAAGAATACGGCGATCGTGCCGAGAAAGAGGTATCGAACGTTGTGCGCATAACGGCGCTCGACGTTGAGGCTGACGCCATCAAATCGATACAGCGCGGGCCGGCGTCAGGGCGGACCTACGAGAAGTTCAAGCCGCGCAGGACGCACCGGGCATCTGCGCCGGGCGAGGCGCCGCAGAGCGACACCGGCCGGCTAGCCGGCAGCATTGAATCGCAGCGCATCACGGCGTTGTCGTATTCTGTCGGCACCATCCTGGCCTACGGCCGGTTTCTGGAGTTCGGCACCATGAAGATCGCAGAGCGCCCGTGGTTACGCCCCGCCATTGAGAAGAACCGCGCGCTATTCCGTAAGCGCATCGTCGTAGCCATCGAGAAGGCCAGCCAATGAGCAGCGCAGCGCTAGAAGTGCAGACGGCGATATTCGCCATACTTGACGCCGACGTGACGCTGTCCGCGCTCGTCACCGGCGTATTTGACGACGTGCCTGAGTCTTACACAGATTTTCCGTACGTGACTCTGGGCGAGGATGTGTTGACCGAATTCGACACTGACGTCGCGACCGGTTTCCGCGTATCGGTAACGATCCACTGCTGGAGCCAGTACAAGGGCCAGCGGGAAACTAAGCTGGTCCAGGACGCCATCTACCGGGCGCTGCACCACGTCGACATGACGGTGAGCGGACACAACGTGCTCCTGTCGCGGCAGGTAGATCAGACCAGCGAACGCGACCCGGACGGGATGACGCGGCACGGCGTGCAGACCTTTGAGCTACTAGTGCGGGACGCGGATTCACTGCCGAGTTCTATTTTATCGCCGAACAACCTCAGCCTCCTCGCCATGTATACGATGGATCGCTTCGACGCCACCACGTATTTCGACGAGTCGCCTGGGGGCAACGACCTGACTATTGTCGGATCTCCGACGGTGGGCACCGGTATCATCGGCGACAGTTTTGTGTTTTCTAGCGGAGCCAACACGCTACGGTCCACAGATACCGCGTTTATAGACTCCGTTAGGCTCGGGGGGCTCGGCATCTCAGGGTGGGTGTTCGTGGGCAGTGCGAACGTGGCATATATGTTCGGCATAGGCGACAAAGTGGCCACCCAGCCGCGAGCGCAGATACAGATACTGGGCCAGGACGGCACGTCGCAGATAAACATAGAAATGCGGCCGTCAGGGGCGGGAAGCACGACGTACCGCGATACGCGCTCGATGGCTCCCGGTTGGCGGCATATAGTTGTCCAGCGCGAAGGGGCGGACGTGGTGGCGTATATTGACGGCGTGCGGGGCGTCATGACTGCGATAGACGTGAGCGCCGGGCTGATCTGGTGGGGCGACATGCCGTCAGTCCCGGACCTTTTTATCAGCTCCCGGCTACAGATTAACGGCAACGGCGAGCTAGACCAGATACGCCTGTTTAACCGCAACTACACGCAGGCCGAGGTAGACGAATTGTTCGCAGAGGGCGCCCCGTAGTACACTACCCGCAATTAACCGGAGCACAGCACGATGGCTGAAACAGCAGGACGACTGGTAAACCTATTCAAGGGCACGGTATTGGCGGGCACGCTGGTCGCTACAGCCCGCACTAAATCGATGGCGATCAACCGGGAGCCGATCGACGTAACGTCTGACAGCTCCAGCGCGTGGCGCACGTTGCTGTCCACTGTCGGCAGCCGATCTGTCGATATCACTATCGAAGGCGTGGTCGACCTGGCCGCACGTACGTTCCTGACAGATGCGCTGGCGGAAACGCTCGACGTGTACACGCTGGAATGGGCCGACGGCTCAGAGCTGACGGGCACGTTCGCACTCGGCAACTATGAAGAGAGCGGCGAGCACACGGGCGAAGTTACGTTCAGCACGACGCTGGCCAGTTCCGGCACCGTGGTTCTGACGTAATGCGCGAGCTGTTGATCAAATTCGACGGCACGGAGTACCGGTGCCGCGCCTCGTATGACGTTATCATGCACGTCGAGAATAAAGTTATTTTGTCCGAACTAGCTGGCAGGCTGGCGACCGGGGCGGCAAGCGGTAACGTACCGTTTTCGCACATCGTGTGGGTCATGTTCTGCCTACTGAAAGCGGCCGGCGCTCCTGTGCTGACTGCGGATGACGTGTGGGAGAAAACCAAAGCCAACCAACTCGACCAAGATACGCTGCAGGCCGTGATGTTCTTCATCGTGGGCGAAGTGTTCGGGGTCGGGCCGGAGGAAGAACTGCCGGGCCATGACGCAGAAGAGGACGGCGACGGAAAAAAGCCGGAAGCGGCGACCCCGAGCCGCTAAACCTTGGCGAACCTTACCGGGTAGCCGTCGCGCTATGGGGGCTGCAACCGAGTGAGTTCTGGGCCATGACGCCCCGCGAATGGTGGCTGCTGTGCGACGCTAGGACACTCGAAACAAAAGCGAAGATCGAGGCCATGGCGCCGGGGCCGAAGTTCAGCAAAAAGGAGCGGGCAGCTATGCAGGCAATGCACGATAAAGCAAAGGCACGCGACGATGGCTGAAGGAATACGCGCCACAATAACGGCGGACACGACCAGTTTCGTAAAGGCCACCCAGAACGCCACCGACTCTGCCAAGCGCTTCCAGGCCGCAGTTCAGGGCGCTGCGGCCGGTACTCTGAAGTTCACCCCCGCAGTTGACGGCGCCGTTCCGCGCCTGAACCGACTTGATTCCAGCGTAAAGAAAACCACCAAGAATTTCCGCGTTATGAAAGGCGCTGTTGGGCAGCTCGGCTTCCAGATTCAGGATATCGCCGTACAGCTGCAGGGCGGGCAGAACGCCATGCTCGTGTTCGGGCAGCAGGGCTCGCAGATCGCGTCGATATTCGGCCCAGGCGGCGCAGTGATCGGTGCTGTTCTGGCCGTAGCCGCTGCGATCGGTACCGCGCTGGTCGGATCTCTGGGGGCAGCCACGGAAAAGACCAGCGAACTTGTCAAAGAGACGAACGAACTACTGACCGCGATGCAGTCGATTAGCTTGCTGGATCTCAACGACCGTCTGTTCGAGCAGGCCCAAGTCGTTGACAAGGTGAAGGACTCTCTCGCGGCTGTCACTCTCAAGATAAAGGAGCAAGAGGCCGCCACCGTAAAAGGGTCTGACATTGCTCTGGCTGGCGCCGCCGCACGCCTAAATGCGCTAAAAGTCGAGAGCAAAGAACTCGGAACTTTGCTGCGGCTAGAAGAATCTAGAGCACGGCTTCTGGGCGCGGAACAATCGAAGCTGGTGCAGGCTGGGCGTCCTGGCGGGCTGGGCGTTGCGCCTACTGGCGAAGACGATCTCGCCAAGGCGGCCGACCAAGCTGCAGCGAACGAATTGCGAGTCGAAAAGGCCCGCATCAAAGCCCAAGCCGCCGCGTTTATCGCGCGATTTGAAATGGAGCAGGCGCAGCAGCTGCAGATCGAGACAATTGAGCAAGAGAGTCTGCAGCGCCGCCGCGATACAATGCGGGACTTCCTAGAAGGCCAGCGCGGTATGATCCGGTTCAGCGGGTCAGCTATCGTTGAGCTGGTGCGCGCCAACGCGGGGCAACAGCAAGGCATCATGGCGGGGGCCTTCGCGTCGATTCTCAGTAGCACGGCCAGCCACAATAAAAAAGCATTCAAGCTCAACAAAGCCTTCGCGATTACGGATGCCGTGATCAGCGCCTACCAAGGTATAAGCAAAACACTCGCGGCGTACCCGTTCCCGCTGTCGGCGGCCATGGCTGCGGCGCAGGGGGCCATCGCCTTCGCGCAGGTTCGTGCCATTCAGTCGCAATCATTTGGCGGGGGCGGCGGTGCGGGCGGTGCGGCGGCTTCGCTATCCGGTGTTCCGACCCCCGCAACGCCTGCAGCTGCCCCGGCCGCAGACCCGACGTTGGTTAACATCACGCTGGAGGGCGAGGTGTTCGGGCGCGATCAGGTGCGCGGTCTAATCGGACAGATCAACGAGGCTGTCGACGATGGCTTTAAGCTGAGGTTTACGTAATGTCCGTAGTTCACAGCGTAGCGTACGGCCAGGCGGTGGCTACGCCGCTCAATCACGCCCGGATTGGATACGAGAATTTCACGCCGGACAGCACCGTAACGGCCACAACCGAAACGGTCGACTTCCCGGCCGTAGCGATCAAAAACCAGATGACGTTTGAATCGTGGAAACCGACAGTATTACCGGCGACGATCACTATCGCGTTCGGGTCGTCCAAGCAGATCGGGTATATCGGCGTCGCGTCGCACTCGCTTACCGGCAACACCGTAACGCCTGAGTACAGCACAGACGGCGCGGTGTGGAACCCACTGGACGCAATCAACACGCCGACAGATGACAGCGCGATCCTGATGCTGTTCACCACTGTTGCGGCTACCCATGTGCGCCTGACCATCACCGGGTCAGGTACGCCGACCATCGCAGTCGTGTATGTGGGCCAGATACTTGAGATGCTGCGCCCGTTCTATTCTGGCCACACGCCAGCAGTACTGTCGCGTCAGACTGTTATCAAACCGAATAAGTCAGTGGGCGGGCAATGGCTTGGCCGATCGGTGCTACGCCAGGGGCTGGCCACGCAGTATGAGTGGGCCAATATCGACATCACGTGGTACGAGGATAACTTCGAGACGTTCGTCGAGGCGGCCATCATCGCGCCGTTCTTCGTGGCGTGGAACATACTGGAGCACATCGATCACGTCGCATATGAGTGGACGAGCGACGACATCGCGCCAAGCTTCTCGGGTACTCTCGACCACGTCACGTTCGGGTTCAGCGCGGAGGGCATCGAATGACTACGCCGCAGACAGTGGGCCGTGAGCCGATACAGATCATCGAGCTTGATCAGCCGTTTTGTCAGCTGACGTACAGCATCGCACCGTGTACCGCAGCACTCGGCGTGACTGGCGACGACAAATGCTTTAACGGCATCCAAACGTGCCAAGATCTGGAGAATATCGATCTGAGCGGCGTCCAGACGCTACGGTTTGTCAAACCGCGCAGCAACGCACCGAAGGACGTTTACTTGATCCCCTCGCTAGTCGGCGTGTCCACCAGTCCGACCGTAATCAATGCGGGCGGCGGCAATAAGGACCGGGGCGCCATCGGTGTGCGGTCTGTGATGACCGCGACATTCATGGACCACCCGCACTCTGATCTGGTCGTCGATAAGTACCAGGAGGAACGGGCGTACATTGCTACCGACAGGTCGACGTTCTGGGCGAAGTGGCTGGCCCGCAATCCGTTCTACCAAAACAAGACAGTGCGCGTGCTCGACGGATACGTCGGCCAGGCACTCGCAGCGATGCAGAGCCGCACGTATCTGATCGAGTCGATCAACGGGCCGGACTCAAGCGGGCGCGTCACGCTCCGGGCTAAGGACGTGTTGACCCTGGCGGACGACGACAAGGCGCAGGCGCCGGCCCCGACGTTCGGCGAGCTGAATGCGGCGATCGATGACGTGGTTACGAGCATCGTGATCAGCGGCCACACGGTCAGCGAGTACCCGTCAGGTGGCGGCCTGATCCGTATCGGCGACGAGCTGATAACTTACACCTCTACCACCGACATAACGACCACGCTAACGTTCAACGGATGTGTGCGAGGTGTTCAGGGGTCGACAGCAGAGTCGCATGCGTTAGGCGACAGGGTGCAGCTGTGCAAGCAGTACACCGCCGAGAAGGTTGTCGACGTGGTGTTCGAGCTGCTGACGGTGTTCGCAAACGTAGATCCAGCGTTCATAGATAAAGCGACCTGGGATGCGGAAGGCGACCTGTGGCTGTCGCAGTTCGCTGTTACCACCACGCTGACCGATCCGACCGGCGTGAACCAGCTGCTGGGCGAGTTGACGGAGCAGGCGCAGTTCTACCTCTGGTGGGATGAGCGCGAGAAACTGATCAACCTGCGGGCGGTTCGGCCTGCCGCCGCAACAGCCACGCTGACCGATGAAGCGAACATCCTCGCCAATAGCGTGCAGATCACTGTCCAGCCGAAGGACCGCATCACACAGGTGTGGGTGTTCTGGGACATCAAAGACCCGACGCAAGACCCGACACAGGATTCGAACTACGCAAAGCTGGAGATCCTGGCTGACCTCGACCTTGAGACAGCCGATCGGTACGGCGAGGCGAAGATTCGCAAGATCCACGCCCGCTGGCTGACCTCTGACGCGCAGGCCATCAACCTAACGTCGCGTATGCTTAGCCGGTACAAGGTGACGCCCCGCACGATGTCGGTATCCCTGGACGCCAAAGACCGCGACCTGTGGACGGGCGACATCGCGGAGGTGTCGCACCGGGGTATCGTTAACGAATTGGGCGAAGTGCTGGAACTGCGGTGGCAGGTGATCAGCGCGGATGAAGCAGACAGCGGTCATGTGATAAAGTACACACTACAAGATTTTAGCTTCATCGCCGATCGTGTGGCGTTCTGGATGGCCGACGCTGCCCCGGACTTCACCGACGCCACGGTCAATGAGAAAGACAACGGCATGTGGTGGGCCGATGACGACGGCTTGATGAGCGACGGGACAGCGGGGTATACCTGGCAATGACAGAACCGACTACTACATACACGGCGATACCGAACAGCGAGCTAGCGGTTGACGCTCCGGCCCGCTCGATTAACGCGCTGCAGCTTCGGGACAACAATACGTTTGTCCGCGAGGGGCAGGGGCAGTTCGTATACTTCACCGCGTCAGGCACGTACACCGTTCCCGCTAGCCTCAGTCGCGTGCGGGTGCATGTAATCGGCGGCGGCGGCGGCGGAGGGTTGATCGGATCAAGCCTGGGCGGCGGTGGCGGTGGCGGTGGCCGCGCCACCGAATCGCTAGAAAAGGTAACGATCGGCTCCAGCGTTACGGTGACTGTGGGCACGGGAGGGACTGCCGGTGCTGCGGGCGTCACGTCGTCGTTTGGCGCCTTCTGCTCAGCAACGGGAGGCGCGGCCGGTGCGACCGGCGGGGCTTCGGGGGCTAGCGGCGGTGCGGGCGGGACGGGCTCCGGGGGCGATTTGAACTTGACAGGCCACACCGGCGATAGCACCACAGGCACCAGCTCCATCGCGGTGCCTGGGGGCACTAGCGCGGGGGCCATGAATGGCGCGGGCGGACTGAGCGCTTTCGCTGGCGAAGACGGCCTTGTAATAGTCGAGGAATACTATTGAAATATCGGGACGGCTATAAATACCAGTTAGCGGAGCACGAGACGTTCCAGACCGAGATCTATCCGGTGCGGGATATCGTGACGGCCCGCATCTGGCTGACGACTGACGGCACGCTGACAGTGCGTGACGGGTACGCGTGGGACGGTGCCAGTGGCCCGGTGGTCGACAGTAAGACAAACAAGCGCGCAAGCCTGGCGCATGACGCTCTGTATCAACTAATGCGCATGAAGCGGCTGCCGCATAACCGGTGGCGCGACGCTGATCGGGAATTCTCGAAGATCCTGGAGCAAGACGGCGCGTGGCGTCTGACGCGCCAGATCTATATGGCCGGGCTCAAACTGGCACACGGCCGGGCCGCCCTGCCGAAGAACCGCAAACGAATACACGAGGCACCGTAATGGGTGATCTGTCCAAGAATATCAGCCGGTATGAAGTCGCGTGTAAATGCGGCTGCGGCTATGACACTATTGACGTGGAAGCGGTCGAGGCCGTCCAGGCGGTATGCGACGGGTTCGCGCGCCAACGTGGACTCGATCGGGTCGTGTTAAACATCACCAGCGCGGCGCGGTGCCCGCTATATAATCGGAAACCAGTCCGCCTGGGAGGGCCGGGGAGCAATGACAGAAGCCAACATGTTAAAGGCCGGGCAATCGATTTCGCGATTAGCGGTGTTAAACCTGCAGACGTTTACGCGGCTCTGGTGGCTTCCTTTCCAGATCGCTACGGCATCGGCAGATATAAAGACTTCACCCACTTTGACACTCGTGGAGGGCCGGCAGCCCGATGGGGCGAAGGCTAAGAGATAGTAATATCGCGGTCGGCCGCATCGTGTTCGAGTAGGGCGGTTTTTATGCGCTCCTGCCGGGCGGTTGATTTCATGCGGCGCGATCGGCGCACGAACGTTTGGACATTGACCGCGATGATCGTTATTGATACGACGAGACCGAGTACAATAGCGGCTAGGGCGAACCAAGGACTCTGCGCCATTCTCTCCGCCCACGTAATCCACTCAGGGGCCGTCGCGATCCCGACTCCCACGGCCATCGCCATCTTTCCGCTGGCTGCCGCTTGAACGCCTTCGTGAAGTAGATCTTTCATAAAGCACCTGAACCCCATTAACCGCGCTGGTGAGTACCACCGCGAACGTGAGTGCCATAGCTATCTGCTCCAGCGTCACAGTACCACTCCATTAGCGATGCGCCGAGAACGAGCGAATACAGCCCGATAAAAAGACCGTCATACGTGACCGGCTCCAGGCCGGCATCGTACGCCAGCCAGCCGAATACGTTGCCGACAATAGACATCAGGCTCACCCACCCGATGAAAATAGTTGTGAGGCCGGTAGATTCGAGGCGGACCAGCAGGGTGATCACAAATGCGTCCAGCATACTGCCGAACAGGAAAAACAGTGAGTCAGGTATAGCGCCGACGTGCGCCAGGACTTGAAACAGGATGCCGGGAATGACGAACACAACAAAAGGCGTCCGCCGGCCCTTGCTCACCTTTATGCAGACCAGTGCGATCAGTACCAACAGAACATTGATGGTCATTTCGAGAACCTGCCTTTCTTATCGCGTTTTGGTTTACGCTTTGGTGCGTTTCCGCCAGCCATTTAGCGCGGTTTCCTGCGCGGTTTGCGGGGTTTAGACGGTTTGGGTCTGGGTTTCGGGTGCGTATGGTCTGCCATACCGGTTATCTCCTGTTAGTGTGTCAGCGGTACCATATTACCACACGCATATCTAATCGTCCGCGAACCCGTCGACCGGAGCGTAAGTCCCGCCCCCGAGGTCGCACGCTCCGCACTCCATGAGCTGGCCGCCCTCTGGCGTTGAACCGTCCAGTAGGCGAATATCTGCGGCCCGTATAACGGTGTCCGTTACCGGCTTAACGACCGACCGGAACGCCACTTTGCCGCAGCTTGAATGTTTAATGTCGTACATAGTTCAGCAACCTCGTAGCTTTCGACATAATCGCCGGATCGCGCAGCGGTAAATGCGACCCGCCTGCGCCCGTCCAGCCCTTGAACGCCTCGTCGTAATACCCGATCGCCCCGCCGAACGTATCCTGCAGCTGCTTCAGCTCATCCGCCCACGCTTGCCACGTATGGTCGTCAACCAGGCAGTCGTCCAGCTCATAGTAGATAAACGAATGCACAAGCATCTGAGCCCTGCGCTGCCGGATACGCTCGCCCACGGTCTGCAGGCGAGTCAGGGGGTGGTTAAGCATGCGGCAAGGCGTCCCAGTCGCTGCCCCCCACCAGGGCAAAACGTTCGCCTGCTTTTTCGAGCATTACCGTATCCCACGCCTCGCGTTTACCCATCAGCCGGAACCCTTTAAGTGCCCCGGTGAACTCTTCCGCCTGTAGCTTCTCCAGCCGGGCAGCTATCCTCGCGGGGGTTGGGTACTCAAAGACGCCGAGACCGACGGTAACTTTACCTGTCGCCTTCGTTTCGTCATTGAATACGAACACCTCCATGTTGAACTCAGCGGGGCCGTTAAACACTAAATCGCTCATATCGTTTAATCCTTCTGGTATCGTTCGTGTCGCCAGCCCGCAGCACGCAGGGGCCACCAGGCAGCCCACGCGGGGCGCTCTGACATTATGGTGGCCATTTCTTCAACTGATCCGAAGCCGTGCGGCACTTCCGCAACGCCCTCATCGTGGGTGTGCATCACGATTGGGTAACCTCGCGCCTCGCAGCGCAGCAGCGCTTCGGCTTGGATATCGAGGGCGACAGCCTGGACGACATTCTCGAACAGCCGACCCCCGTATGTTTCCAACCGATGCCAACCGATCGGGCCTTTCGTGCTGTTGCTGTTGTACCCCTCGAAAGTAATCTGATACGACGGGCCGCGATTCAATTTATCGGCTACTGACGCGAGACGCGGGCGGTGATAGTGCAAGTAGCGCCCGGACGGTAGCCTGCAGAACAGAATGTCGTCCCACACGCCGTAGGTGATATCGATATGGCTGAAGCACTGGCCGGGGTTGAGTATGGCTTTGATCGCCATGCCTTCCAGGCCAAACAGTTCGGGCCTGTAGTCCCACTTGCCTGGGCCACACCATCGGAACTGCCCGCCCCACATCTCGACTATCTCGGGTGACTCGGCGCGCCACTTGAGCACGTCCGCCTTGATCTCGTCGTCACTCATAAACTCGTCGGCGCCGAAGTTCTTCCACGCACCGATCCAGCCGCCGTAGCCGCCCGCCAGCTCGCGCACCTTTCCGATTTTCTTACGGGCGGGGTGGTGCATGCCGTTGTCGCGTTTGTACTGCAAGATCTCATCGAACGGTATGCCCGTGGCGTTGGCGGCGCTCTGCTCGTAGATCTTACCGTGTCCGCTGAATACCTCGATGCGCCACTGGCACCGGGCCAGACAGGCGGCGGCCACGGCTTCGATGGCGCTGAAGTCGCAACAGATGAATTTCTTGCCCGGTGCGGCTTTAAACAGTCCGCGCAGGCAGCCGCACAGCAGAGCGATCGGGTCGCCCCATATCCGTTCAACTGTCGCCAGGTCGTGCGTGCGAATGTCGCCGATAGCCGCTTCAACGGCTTCGATCGTCCAGTCGGGCTGCTGCTCGATGTCGACCCACTGACCGCACCAGGGACAGCCTATGCTCTCGATGTCGCGCCCGAACAGCCCGCCGCAGCTGCCACACCGGCACGACTTCGGGCCCTTGGCGGTCACGTTCTGGAGCTGTGAGTTACTGGCGTCGTCATCAGCTGCAGCGGAGGACCAGCGCCCGGTGCGGTCGGCACCGCAGTACATGTATTGGTTGCGCAGGCGTCCGTCTGAACTGACCTGCAGCTTGATCTTTGCGAGCTTCTTAACATTGGCCGCGCCTAACGTCTGCCTGATCTCCAGGGTCCGCAGCGGTGCGCCTGCGACTATCTGGCCTGTCGGCGTCTGTCGGTGCTTGACCACGTCGTCGATCGTGTCCTTCGTCATGTTCGGCATGTCGACGCCCCGGATCGAAAGCCAAGTCTTTAGCGCGGGCAGTTCAGAGGCGGCCTGCACTGCGCCGCCCGTTATCCGCGACAGCTCCGCGCAATACTTCTCTTCAGCCTGCCGCTGTATGTCGAGCGCAGCGTCCAGGGTCTGCACGTCCACCGGTACGCCCCTGGCGTTTATCGTCTGATCCATGAGCCACACGGACCGCTCGTGCTCCGTCAGATCGGGCGTGCGGGCGCTGGCGTGGTCCTCCGTCATCACGTCAACGTCGCAGTACGCGTAGAACGCCGTGAAGTCGTCCCACGCCGTGGCGGGCGTCCAGCGGTGCGCCTTGCGGTTCTTCGTTGGAGTGTGGGGGCGCGTCAGCTTCTGGATTAGGCGTTTGCCCGCGCTGTCTTTATCCGGCGTGCCGAGTACCTTGGCGGCGTTTGCCAGTGAGCCGGGCAGGCTGTGCCGGCGGGACTTCGCCATGTCGCAATGACACTGCTCGATCTGTAGGACCGGCCAGCCGTAGCGGCGGACACAGACCATGTTCCAGATGTAGAATTCAAAGCCGGCGTTCCAGGCAGCGATCGGCCCGCCGTTACGGATATGGTCGAGCAGATCAACCGGATCGGGCGCGCCAGGGAACCAGCCCCGGCGTCCGCGTCCGTCTTTGAGGTCGTAATAGAGGCATAGCACTTCCGTAGTGGGGTGCGCCGCGTAGTTGGGCGTGCCGACTACCGGTAATCCGCCCTTGCCCTGCGCGCCAACGCCACGAACTCGGCCGTCCGGGTCGAAGGTGTAGCCCGCCTCGCTGTACGTCTCGAAGTCCATCGAAGGCAGCACAGTCGAATGCGAGAGCGCGACCGGGATCTGCGTCCCGGCTGCGAGCAGTGTGGGGTCACTCACCGCCGACCGCCTTAGCGTATGCGGCGGAGAGGTTGTGCAGTGCCTCGGTTAGATTAAGGATAGTGCCCTCTAACTGCCCGTTGCGGTGGCGCAGTTCGTTGCAGGCGCGTTCGGACGACAGGAGGGTATCCTCTGATTTACGCCATCCTTCTCTTGCCTTCGCCAGATGTTCGTGTGACTTTTTAAGATCTTCGATGTGCCGCAATTGTTCTTCACTTCTAAACATGATTCGGCCCGCCTGTTCGTTGAATGTGGTTGAACTATAGCAGCTAACTGACAATCCTGTCAACTAACAGATAGCTTGCGGCGCCCACGCGATCAAATGCTCCGCTTGGCTGCGAGCGTCATCGAGCGCGTTGTGGTGCGTGCCGAGCTGTTTCCGTTTAACGGTGACGCCCGCAACGGCGGTGCGGTAGCAACGGTCGTCCCAGAACGCCCACGGCTGGATGTGGCCGACTGCCCGGTATGCGTTCGATAGAATCGCGTTATCAAACGACGCACCGTTGCCCCATAGTTTGCAGTGGCCAGGGAGCCAATTCGCGAAGTTCTGCAGGACTTCCGCCAGTTGCGGGGCGTGCTCTGAGAATACCGCCCGCGCAGCGTCAGATTGGCCCATCCACCATTCGATCGTGCTGCCGTTAACGGTCAGCCCTGCATCAATCGAGGACTGCGCCAGGACGGGCGAGTAGAACGAGCTGACGTGTGTGCCGACGCCGGACTGATCAAACAGTACGGCGCCTATCGCGACGATGGCAGCGGTCGGGCCGTTGCCGAGCGTTTCAAGGTCGAGCATTACGTGGTTCATATCGTTACCTCAGTGCGGCCGCCCCGCTAAACAAGCCAGGGCGGCGGGTTGGGTTACTGCTGCGGCAGGAAGTTATGCGCCTGCTGCGGTTGGCCGTTACCGCCACCGTTGTTCTGCTGTTGGCCATTGTTCTGCTGTTGGCCGTTGTTCTGGTTTTGGTTATAGCCGTTCTGCTGTTGGCCATTGTTCTGCTGTTGGCCGTTGTTCTGGTTTTGGCTATAGCCACCATTGTTCTGCTGTTGGCCGTTGTTCTGGTTTTGGTTATAGCCGTTATTGTTCTGCTGTTGGCCGTTACCGCCGCCATCGTTCTGCTGTTGGCCATTGTTCTGCTGTTGGCCGTTACCGCCGCCATCGTTCTGCTGTTGGCCATTGTTCTGCTGTTGGCCGTTGTTCTGGTTTTGGCCATAGCCACCATTGTTCTGCTGTTGGCCGTTGTTCTGGTTTTGGTTGTAGCCGTTCTGCTGTTGGCCGTTACCGCCACCGAACGCGCCGGCCGTATCAATGCCACCACCGCCGAAGTTCTGACGCGGGGCGTTAGCGCTGACAATAAACGAAAGCGCCTCCAAGCCTGCCGCAATGCCTTTCGACTTATTGTCGTAGTCGTAGCAATTGACCAGGATATCGACCTTCTGGCCTTTGTAGACCATCGCGGCGTTATTCCACTGCATCGGGTCCATAATGGCGCCAGTCACCTCGTCGTGAACGTTAGGCAGGCCACGGTACGTGCCCGCGTTGAAAACCGCCCACCCGGTATACATGCCGTTAAACTCGTCGGCACGTGCCACACCGACTGGCATCTGCCCACCGTTAGGCAGTACGCCTTTCCACTTCGAGTTTTGCAGGGTGAGCTGGGCCAGGTTGTTGAGCAGCTGCACGTCGGGGTTACTTGGGTCGACTACGACCTTGAGGGACCATTTCGTTTTGCCCGCGTCATTAGTCTCGGGGGCCGTCAGGGCGTCCCATACGATGAAAGCGCCGCAGACTTTGACGTGGGTCTCTTTGAACATTGGCATAGCTATGTACTCTTCTTAAATGCTTGTGCAGACAGACAGTCCGCCGCATCAATTAATTTCATGCCCGTAGGCTTACGGGCGGTTACGGTTTTCAGCACAGACTCAAACGCGGGCCGCATTGCTGCCGGCACCTTCGCCTTCGCCTGGGTGGGCGTCAACACGCCCGGTTTAGCGATATCGGCATCGAACTGCCCGGCCAGGGCGATAGCCTGCGCGGCCGGCACTGACCAGTCAAGGTTGCCGAACTTCGACTGCAGGGCCAGGCCGGTATCAGTCGCGCCGCCGTTTATACGGTAGGTCAGCTCGTCGTGGATCGCTTTGCTGCGCGCTTTGATGATTGTCTCGCCTACCCCCAACAGCTTGCGCTCAACAGCCAGATCGGCGCCCGTCATCGTGTCGATCTGGTACGGCTCGTTCAGGTACGCTATTACGCTGTAGCCCGCCCGGCGTGCTGTCGGACATCGGCCAACCGCAGCGCAGTCTCGGCAGTGCGTGCCTGCCGTAAACTTCGGGTTCGTCAGCGCTTCGAGCGCCATGCGGCGCAGATGCTCAAAGAAACGGCTATACAGTTCACTGAGTTGCACGCGCCACTCTTTAACCGGCCCCGCGCTGCTGTAACTGAACGGCTGCACGATCCGCAGGATAACGGTTGTGTCCTCCGGTAGCCGCATCTCATTAGCCAGGCCGAACACGTAGTCAATCAGCTGCAGGTGGTTGACCGGGCTGTGTTCGCGGTGGCCGTTCTTATAGTCCCACACGTACAGCAGGCCGTGGTCCGGCACCGGCACCGCTGTGTCGAGAGTCCCCCAGTTGTCGGCGTGGATTTGCGGCATATGCACGCGATGCTCGATCAGCATCGACCGCAGCGCGCCGTACTCCTGGCAGACCGCCAGAACGTCGTCGACCCAGACCTGCGCGCCTTCCGCCATTTTGTCGTCGATCACCACGCCGTTCGGTGCGGTCTCGCCGATCAGTTGGGAGCAGAGCAGCCGACCGTCAGGCATCGGGCCCACGAACGTCCGCAACACCGTCTCGCCGGTCCAGTGCGCCGCCGTGCCTTCGCGGCTGGGCTGCGTATCGAACTGCGGCACGGCAGCATTAGCCGGCACTGACCCAGAGCAGTACCCCCACTGCGGGGCGCTGCTGGGTGCGAGTCGTGCGTGGGCGGACATTACGCGCCCGCCTTCGCGGACAGTGCGGAGTACAGGACGGCGACGCGCTCGGCAATAACCGCGTCATCGTTCGGCGGGAACAGATCGGTGATAACCAAACCTGCCCCCGTGTACGCGTCCGTTATTTCACCCTGAGTCAGCAGATTAGCCGCCTGTTTAGCAGACGCCCAGCCCATAAAGTCGCCGCACGTTGTCGGTGCGTGGGTGTGCGTCGGCTCCGCTCCGTCGCCGTTGAACGCACCGGCGGTATCGACGGCGGTCTGAGTGGCACCCGGCTGCATCTGCTCGGCCCCCTGCTCCAGCTGCTCGGCATACCACGTATCGTAGGCTGCCTGATCGACGCCCCGGCGTTTCTTCCACTGGCCCGACGTTTTGCCTGTCTCGTAGAACGGTTTAGCACTGATACCGCAGAATGCCGCGTGAAACGCCACGCCCTTGCCGTCGACTTGCGGGAGAGTGCCGTTGTCGGCCGCCGTGCCGGTGATAACTTCGCCGCTGTTCGTTTCAAAGCTGACTTCGTCGCCCGGCTGGATAGCGCCGCCGAGCATAGTGCCGCCCTGGCTGGCAGGAATCTTAGCCTCGATATGGCTGCTATCCGCCATTTCATTAGAGTCCTGCAGATCTGCCAGTTCCTCGGCACCCGCTACAGGCTGAGTAGTCGTCACGGTTTCGACTTCAATATCGCCGATCCGTTCGCGCACTTTATGGTTGAGCGCAACGCCACCGATCTCTAACAGCGCCCGTCCAATAGCCGCCGCGATATCAGTCCGGTCGGCTGGGAATTCGATTCGTATCATCTTGTTTTGCTCCTGTTGGCTCAGAAAAGCTCTGAGGCTATCCGGTTGATGGTTTCGTGCGCAGCTTCTACTTTGAAGCGGATATCGTCCGAGGCGACATTAAGGAAGTCAGCGAGGGGTGGCGGGGTGGGATTAACCGGCGGCGCGGGCTGGATCATCTCGTCAGCTTTACGCGGGCCGGTTATCCGTTGCAGTAGCGCCTCAAGCTCTGACGTGACGGCGTCAAACTCTCGGATGGCGTGCCATACGTCCGTATGCTTGCTGGAGGGTGCCGGTGCCACTGAGGCCGGGCCGAGTGCTGGGTGTCTCATCTCATGTTGCTCCGTGTTCGTTGTTGACACTGCGGATAATAGTTGCTAACTTTCCCACCTGTCAACTAAATATTTTAACGGAGTGCAGAAAGATGAAGGTAACCGAGGTACTGCGGGTTCAGCTGAGCGGGTCCGACATAAAGGAGATAATTATGGAACATGTGCGGGAGGTTATGCGGGGAAAGGGCTACGGGCTCACCACTCTGGTGGACCATGATCCGCTCCCTGCTGTGGAGTTTGAGGGCGCCCCGTTGCGCCCGCGAGTGGGGGACGAGTCATGAAAACAGTGGTCTGTATATTCCTTGCCTTCTTTTGTATGTGCGTCTTCACGTACTACTTTGACCCAGAAGTGATGAAAACGCCGGGGGACGCTGCGGGTTGGGCAGCCGTCGGCATGGCGGGGGTTGCGGTAGCCCTGGGCGTGATCCTCGACGCGCTGACCGACTGATGTCCTTTAACCTCCGCCCCTACCAGCAGACCGCCGTCGACGAGGTACGTGAGGCGTGGGCCAGAGTGCGCGCGGTGCTACTCGTGCTGCCGACTGGCGCCGGTAAGACCGTGGTGTTCAGCAGCATCATGCACGACCACAAAGGCTGCGCGGCTGCGGTCGTCCACCGCAAGGAAATAGTCAGCCAGATAGCTTGCAGTTTGGCGCGTCTTGGCGTGAAGCATCGCGTTATCGCGCCGCCTAAAACCGTCGCACTGATCCGCCGTAAGCAACTCAAACTGTTCGGCAAGTCATACGTCGACCCCAATGCGCAGTGCGGCGTGGTGTCGGTCCAGACCATGACCAGCCGCAGCAGCGAGAACGACACGGAGCTGCAGCGCTGGTTGCGCCAAGTGACGTTGTGCGTACTCGATGAGGGGCACCACTACGTGACGTCCGGGTTGTGGGCGCGGGCGGTCGAGGCGGTCAGCCACGCTAAGCTGCTGCAGGTTACCGCCACACCAGAGCGGGCGGACGGTAAGGGGCTCGGCGTGCATGCTGACGGTTTCGCAGAAGAGATGATCGAAGGGCCCAGCACGAAATGGTTGATCGATCAGGGTTTTCTGTGTCGGTTCACCTATAAGGCGCCGTCGACTGATCTGGACGTACGCGGCCTGGCCATTACGGCAAGCGGCGACTTCAACAGCAAAGCGTTACGGGCGCGGGTCGTTGAGTCGCATATCGTGGGCGACGTGGTGCGGCAGTACCGGCAGTTTGCGGACGGCAAGCGGGCCATTGTGTTCGCCAGTGACGTCGAGACAGCCGAAGAGATGGCCGAAGCGTTCCGCACTGCCGGCATTGAGTCGGTGGCACTGAGCGGCAAGACGGACCAGGGCGATCGGGACAGGGAGCTGGACCGCTTCGAGCGGGGCGACTTGCGCGTATTGGTTAACGTGGATCTGTTCGATGAGGGGTTCGACGTGCCAAGCGTGGAATGCGTTGTCCTGGCCAGGCCGACTCAATCGCTTGCCAAATACCTGCAGATGGTGGGGCGCGGGCTGCGGATCATGGACGGCAAGTCAGAGGCGGTGATCATCGACCCGGTACGCAACTGGGAGCGCCACGGCATGCCGAACTGGCCGCGCAAGTGGACGCTGGACGGTAAAGAGAAGGGCGTCAGTAAGTTCCCCGACGATACCGTACCGATGCGGGTCTGCGTGGGCACCAAAGAGGCACCCGGCTGCACCCAGCCCTATGAAGCGTACTACACCGCCTGCCCATACTGCGGCACGGTACCGACATACACCGGACGTAGCACCCCCGATAAAGTCGAGGGCGATCTCATGGAACTGGACGTTGACGGCATGGCGGCGATGTTCGAGCAGATGGCCGCTGCCGAGATGCCTGACGACGAATACGCCATGGGGCAGATCGCCCGTGGCATTCCGCGTATCGGCCGCCCCGCAGATCTGAAACGCCACCAGGCTGCGAAGTACCGCCGGGGCGTGCTGAAAGAGCTGGTCGCGTGGTGGGTCGGGATGCAGCCGGACGGCAGAGAGCTGGCAGAGAAGCACCGCCGGTTCTTTCACCGATTCGGCACAGATATTGGGACGGCGTTCACTCTGAACGCTAACGACACAGATGCGCTGATCGCTACGATCCAGCGCCGATTTGCAGAGGATATGTTATGAGCGGATGTAACGCATGCGGCGGCAGAGACTGCAGGGGCGGGTGCTATGCGGCACCTGAATTGCGCGGCACGGTGGCGGAGGAGCTTGTCACGCTACGGAAAGCGTACGACTTGAGCAACGCCACGAATTCGAGGTTGGTTGTGCAACTGGACGGACTGCAGGCGCAGGTGCACAGGCTGCGGGAGCACGTCAGGTCGACAGCGGCCCGCGAGTGGCCGTCAACGCCGAACGGCGCAAAGGCAGCGGTGTTGCTCAAAGAGTCCCCCGCCCAGTCCGTCGCGCGCATCGAGGCGGCGGCATTGGAGAGGCACGCAGGCGTAATGATGTCCGTCGTGGGCGAGGAGAACTCGCCGGAGACCAACGAGTACTACAGCTCTGCAGCTGAGGACGCCCGCCAAGCTGCCGCCGCAC